ATAATTAAGGAAGCAGCTAATAGGTAAGCCACGAGTTGTTCCTCCGTTAGAAAGTATAGGGGTACTAAACATAAACCACAAATCGGAACTGTATTGATATAATCTTTGAGCAAGATCGAAATCAGTTTCTCCTTTAAAGGTTGCTGCAAATACTGATGCTCTAGCAAAAGCTTCTTGTGCATGTGTCTCCTCTTCCCACAAGTATCTATCTCTTAATGTATCTAGACTAAACTTGTCTAGTTTCTTTTCCTTATCGTAGTCTATTACTATTCCTAAGTAAGGCTTCTTGCCTATCTTATCTTCAATCATCTGTTTCTCCTAAATGATATTTTGTATCTTCTAAAGCTATAGCTATTATAGCATAGTGTATTATTTTAAGTAAGTCCATCTCTGCATCTGACCCTTCTTTCTTACCACATCTCATAGCATACTTCATAATGTTTCCCATACAGAAGCCTTCGCCATGTCCTGCGTCTATAATCATATCAGTTGCTTGATACTTACCTTGTGCATAATGTCTATCATATGTTCTATCTACATATCTTTGTATCTGTTCTATTATATTTTTCTCGTTAAATTTATATTCCATATTCTGCTGTCCATTCTTTAGGTAAATTATATTCTGAGTACCAAGTAAACCCGTTGGTCTCTGCCCATTCTGCATGACTACGTTTAGTACCATCCTTTCTTTTCTTTGCTGCAGGCATAGCTGCTTGGGGTTGAGCAAATAGAAATACAAGTTCTTGCTTTTCTTTTAAACTTTTTCTTATCCATATATATTTACTATACTCTGCATGATCCCAAAACCTTCCTTTAGCTTCTAGTAAATACTCAACACCATCTATAGTTCTTCTGAAGTCAGGCTCATATGTGTGTTCTACTATGTAGTTTACTTTATCTCCATGATGAGACCATTCTTGTAAAGGTTCTATATGAAGTTTATATTCCCAATTAGAATCATAACCTTTAGGAACATCCTTCTCTGTTGGTCTAACCTTACGTGGTTTACGATAGCCTTTCTTCATTAGTGTATGCTTGTATTTTCTTTTAATCCATCAAGATGATTACCTATAAGGTCTGCCATCCTATCTAAAACTATATCGTCTACATCATCTATACTTCCACCACTAAATAAATAACTACCTATAATTATTATCATTGTAGATAGGTCTTGAGTAAGAAGATCATCCTCTTCCATCGTCAAGTAATTCTTCAAATCTGATTGTTCCAACATCCTTATTCTCCTTACGAACTTTTGTCTTTATCTTTTTAACAAACCATTTAAAACTATATGCAGACAACAATAACTTCCTGTTAGCAAAGACATACTTCTCTTTAGGTAAGTAATCTTTAAAGTTATCTAAGGTAATATCCTTAGCCTCTTCATCACTAACCATAGTCCTAAGCCAATCAATTAATATTTGTTTAGCATGTCGTCTTATACTTTTTGCTTTGCTTCCATTCATTGTCTAGTTATCTCCAATACATTAGGTTCTTTTTCAACCTTGGTTAAATACATTAACCCTTTAGAATATTTAAATACTCTTAAACCTTTCCCATCATTAGCATCTTTGTGACATTCGTTCTTATGTCTACAGTAGGTGCATCCTCTAGGAAGTTTCATGTTCCCTGCCTTGCCTTCAGGCACAGGATTATAACATAATGCAGGCGGATTGTCAAGCTTAATTGCCTTCTTAACCTCCCTTATTTTGTTACGTGCATTAGGCTTATCAAAGAAGCTAGGTCTATGTAAAGTTATCTCACCACTCTCTTTATTTAAAACAAGGAAACCACCTGCCTTTGTCTTCTCTGCAGTTTCATATGCTGATAGTTGTGCTAGGTATCCGAAAGGATCATCTTCTGCTAACGTACCATTCTTAAATTTACGAAATGCAAAACTAGAAGCTGTCTTAATATCTACAACTTCACCATCAATCTTACAATCCATATGTCCATGCACATGACTAACCTTAACTTCTTTTTGTTCATCAGTAACTTCATGCTCTGCAAGTTTCACTAAGAACAACATAACTTCTTCTAAGATATGACCATATAAAAATCTTATAAACAAGTGAGGCTCAAGAGGTTGAGTATCTTCACTCTCCGATTTCATATCATACCAAAGTTGTCTTAAAGGTTTACCTATGTTTGACATCCTTAGAGTTTCTTTATCTCTCGGCTTAGGTGTAGCCCAATGACGTAGTGCTTCCTTCATAGAATTACCGAACTCGTCTAGTACTTCTTCACTTACATCAAGTGCTTCACCATCACCCAATACAGATAGCTTCTCGTATATATCTTCTACTAATGTGTCTAATTTTTTCATAATGTTTCTATTATTTCTTTAGCTTTATGCTGTGTAATTTTAAACCACTCACCCTTTCTTTCTTCTGCAGATTCTTTTAATAAAGAATGTGCTTTAGCTTCTGCTTCTTTTCTATCATCAAAGAATTTACTATAACATAATTTATAATCTCTGAAAGGGCTACTTGTTTGATATTGTTTACATCTATCTTTAGCATCTATAGCCATCCCTACCTTAACCCAATTACTCCAACAAGGGTTAGATATTACGTATACATACCCCTCCTCTGTTGTTTCATATCCTTCTAAAGAAGCAAAGGCTGCACCTTCAAAAGTTTTAAACCTCCCTGCTTTATGTAAAG